CTTGGCATCGGCAGCCCACTCACACGAGTATCGGCAGGACGCCAAATTGAAGCAGTCAAGGCAGCACCCGCGACAGGGCATTGCGGAGTATTGCGTCAGCGCGGAAGCCTGATTCAGGCGAACATAGAGATGGTCACAGCTGGAGGAATGGTTTATGCCACAGGGCGTTTTCTTGCAAACCCTTTCCAAACGATCCATTTCGTGGAAAATGCTCTCCAGCCATCCATCTGTGCAAGGGAATTTCTTTTTCCCGGAATCCGTCTTGGAAATCCATACCGACTTTTGCCTTGCGGGCACCTGTCCTGCCAGCGTATAGGCCACACTTTCCCGCAAGCTTCCGGCTTCCCAGAGCCGCATAAACTGGGGAATCAGTTTACTGCGGATAACGTTCAGCCTGGCCAATTTGGATTTGCTGACGCTGATGGCCTGCGCCACGTGATCCCGCATCCGGCCAGGGAACTCATATCCTTGCTCTTTCAGCTGATACAGCAGCTTTTCCACCTGAGCGGCCTGCTCTGCCAACTCCGCGCCGGTCATGGTTCTGGTATTGGCATTAGCATAGATCAGGCGCAGCTGCTGAAGCTCCGGGGACGCCTCGTCCCTTTCCACCAGGCAGGAGATCTCCTCCCACTTTTCCGGTTCATCCTCGGCCAGCAACTCGATCGCTGCCCGGCGCCGGTGACCGGAAACCACCATGTACCGCACGCCATCGATGGGGCGCACAAGGATGGGCTGCTGCAATCCGCACAGCTGGATATTGGCCGCCAGCTCATCAATGCCCGTCAGGCTGTAGAAATTGTTCGGATCGGGGTCGATCAGCTCCCGCTTTATGTACTCCAGCTGTTTCTTGGATGTGCCCAAATTGGGCACGCCCTTCAGCACGTCCGCAAGATCAAACATTTTCCTGCCCTCCCCGCATGTAAGCTTTCACGAAACGCCGGTAATCCACGCCGGCGGCGCTGTTGGGGCTGGTCGCCAGAAGCGGCCGCTGCTGCCAGGTCATCCGGTCAACCTTGTCGCTTCGCCGGATGTGGGGGAACACCGTCAGCCCCGCATCCGCCAGCATCTTTTCCGCATCCTGCATCTGTGCGTCCCGGTACCACATGGTGGGCAGCACCCCGGCAAGCTTCAGCCGTGGGTTGATCTTCCGCATATTGCTGATCTGCCGCATCAGGTTGCCCATGCCCCGGAGAGAAAAGGCATCCAGCTTGATGGGAATGATGATATCATCGGCAGCCACAAGGGCAGCGGCACTGGCAGCGTTAAAAGCCGGCGGGCAGTCGATGAGGATGTAGTCATACAGCCCATTGGCTGCTTCCACGAATTGCCGAAGCACGTTCATGCTCACTCGTCCCAGCTCCACCTTGCTCAAATCCAAGTCCATGAGGCTGTCATCGCCGGGAATCAGGTTGACCCCGTCCACGGTGGTTCCCCGGATGCAGTTGGCGCAAAAGGTAACGGGGTCGGGGTAGCTGTCTGGCAGCCGGAGGATGTCGGCCAGTGTCCCCTTATCGGCGGAACCGCCGAAAAATTCGGTACAGTTGCACTGGCAG